TCTATAGAAATAGTTAAAGAAAATAGAAAAGTTTATGATTTTGTAAAAGAACCATTTGGACTCATGGTTGCAGATTCTTTGTTAGTTTATAACGCTTATCCAATAGATTAATCTTTAGGAAACTGATACATAAACTCTCTAGTTTTTGAAGTTATGCCTTTCCAGGGTCCCCAATCATTACCACCATCACTCATAATGTAAGCAACTTGACAATTAATTGAAGGATTTAAAAGTTGGCTGGTGTATTCTAAATTATATTTTTCTTTTCTATCATCATTAAGATCACCAATCATATTTATTTGAAATAATCCGTATGACTTGTCTCCAGTGCTTTTATTGCCATTAAAAGCCAAAGAATTACCCATTGATTCTTTTTTAGCAATAGCCCAAGCCTCTACTAAATGTCTATTTTCAAAACCACAAGCAGATAGCAAATTTTTTAGTTCAATGTCAGTAAGTTGTCCTTTATCTTGATACTCAGCAAGAGTCCTTACATTATCTCTAGATGGCTTATCTAAGTGATCTGGCCTAGAAAGCAAAAAAACCGCCTCAGCGGTAAATGTTGCATATTTATCATTTTTCAGGTTAGTTTCAACACCTTGGGCATTAGAAATATTCAAGAATACTGAAGACAATCCAAGACTTGCGAGCAATCCTATTAAAAATTTTTTATCTTTTTTCATAGTTCTCTCCTAAGAAAACATGACACCCTTGGTAGGTGTCATATATCAAGTATAACATCTATTTGCCAGCAAGTCAAATCAAAAATGTCATATTAGTAAGATAATACAAAAAATTATTTAAAATGATATAATATTTATATGGCAACAGGTCAATCAAGCATATATAATTTACCATATCCACAAGTTGATGATAGCGTAAACGTACATGGAGATATTGCTTCTTTAGCAACTTCATTAGACAATACACTTGCTGGATTAGGTTTGTCTTACATGAAACTAGATGTAATTAATACATCTGGAGGATCAATATCAGCAGGATCTCCTGTATTTATTAATGGTCATGATTCAGGACAGGATTTAACAACTGTAGGCAAAGCAATTCCTGCAACAACTTCTCCAATATTAGGATTATTAAAATCAACAACAGCAAATAATGCACAAGGTGTGTGTGTTGTGTCTGGAGTATTGCCAGATGTTAATACATCAGAATTTACTGCAGGTGATATTTTATATGTAAAGACTGGTGGAGGGTTAACAAATGTTAGACCAGCCAATGGTGCGGGTGCAGTAGCAGTTTGTGCTTATGCAGATGCATCTAATGGAGTCCTTGTAGTTACCGCTAAAGGTAATGGTACTTGGGGAGCATTAAAGAACGGTCTTTCATAATTATTTCTTCAAGCATGATATAATTGCAATATGGCCATTCTCAGAAACTCATCTCAAGATTTATACAACGTAGGTGCTAAACCCCCAACCGTTAAATGGACAGTAGTTCGTGGTGACACCTCAGCATTTAAAGTTTACGTAACAGATGATCAACAATCTCCTTTAATTATAGAAGATTGGAACATTGCTATGAAAATTAAAAGACCAAACAACACAGCAAATCTTGGAGTTATCACAGATGACGCAACAACAATTATGGCTTTAAGTCCAGCAGCAGATGAAGATGATTTGGCTGGAGAATTTACAGTTAGACTTGCAGCAGAAGAATCACATAACCTTGAAACAGGAGATATCTTTGATATAGAGTTATCTACTCCAGACACAGTTTGGACAGTTGCACAGGGCAGCATGATTATCCTTGAAGATGTAACTGACTAATGGCAACAGCAATTATTATTGATGATAATAAACAAAAATTAAAACGTATTGAAACGTCAGACTATTACAAAACCAACATATCCTACAAACCTCGCACGGTAGAAATAAATTACACCCTACCTTTTAGAATAAGATTTACCACCATAACAGTAGAAGGATATGGTCCAGGTAACGTACCCCCAATTCCTTTGCAGGTTATTGGCTATAGCAACTATATACTGTAGAATAGACACATGGATAAAAAACCTACCATCTTTATAGCAACCCCCATGTATGGCGGGGTATGTCATGGTTACTTTGCAAAAAGCATTATGAGCCTAGTAATGAAGTTAACACTTAAAGGATACAAAGTAACATTTAATGATCTATATAATGAATCTTTGATTAACAGAGCCAGAAATACCCTAACAGAACTATTCTTAAGGTCTGATGCTGATTACCTATTGTTTATTGATGGAGACGAAGGTTTTAATGCTGATGGTGTTATAGATATGATTGATACAGGTTTGGATATTATTGGGGCTGCCGTGCCAATGAAGGCAATCAACTGGAAAAACGTAGAAAAAGCAGCACAGTTAAAAAAGACTGACCTAAAAAGGTTTGGATCTTACGTAAATGTAAATTTTGTAAATAAAGAAGATATTAAAAAGGTAGGAGAAGATCCTAAAAAACCACTAGAGGTAAAAAACATAGGAACTGGTTTGTTGTTAATCAAGCGTAATGTTTTTGAAGCAATGAAAGAACATGTTGGAAAATATAAGAGTGATCAACTAGACTTAGGTGGAATTAAAAAGGGAGATTACATTTACGATTTTTGGAAAACTCAAGTAGATGCAGAAGAAGAAAGACTTTTATCAGAAGACTACTATTTCTGTACATTGTGGCGTAAACTTGGTGGTTCTGTATATGTAGCACCTCATGTTAAAGTAGTGCACGTAGGAACCTATATATTTGTTTAATTTGCAATAAGTTTGTAAAAATAATGTTATAATTTGGGTATGGCACAAGTATCAATCCCAACAGTAAAATCACGTTATGAGACTGGCGATAGGCCATCTCAACAAGATTATGAAGATTTAATTGACACTACCGCGTCCCAAGCAACACGTCTTGGTACCTTCGGTAATAATGACAATACTATTTCTGAAATTCAAAATATAACAGTAGTAGATAGTTTTAGTGCAACAGAATGGAGAATGGTTAAGTACCTTGTTTCAATTTCTAAAACAACACAAGGCGATAACTATTTCTACGCAACAGAATTGACCATATTGGTTGACGGAGAAGATATTTCCGTAAGCGAATATGGAACAATAGACAATGATGGGAATATTGGAACCATAAGTGTCTCAAGGGCTGGAAATACAGTGGCTTTAACAATCACTCCAGACCCAGTAATAAAGCCTGTCACCTTGCGTTACGCACGCATGGGACTTAAGGCATAAGGAGATAAAAAATGGCAACAGTAACAAAAAATTTCAAGATTAAACATGGTTTAGTCGTTGAAGGAACAACAGGTACTATTAATAACTTTGACATTCTGACAAAAAGTACAGATGATCAACAGTACATTATAGACTTAGTTGGCGGAGACGCAACAGCAAATGCAACAGCAAACACAATAGTACTTCGTGATGGCAATGCAAACTTTGCTGCAAATACAATTACAGCAGACTTAGTTGGAGATGTAACTGGTCAAGTATCAGACATTTCTAATCATGATTCTGATGACGTAAGTGAAGGTTCAACAAATCTTTACTTTACAGATCAAAGAGTAGAAGACGCAATGTCTGGACTTTACGATCCAGCAGGATCTGCAGCAACTGCTTATTCAAATGCAACATCTTATGCAGACGGATTAGCAAGCAACTATGATCCAGCAGGTTCAGCAGCAACTGCTTATTCAAATGCAACATCTTATGCAGACGGATTAGCAAGTAACTATGATCCAGCAGGTTCAGCAGCAACTGCTTATTCAAATGCAACATCTTATGCAGACGGATTAGCAAGCAACTATGATCCAGCAGGTTCTGCTTCAACAGCACAATCAAATGCAGAAGATTACACTGATGATGCAATTTCTAATTTAATTGCTAATGCACCAGCGTTATTAGATACACTTAACGAAATCGCAGCAGCAATTGGTGACGATGCAAACTTTGTTGGAACAATCACAAACTTGGTTGCAGAAAAACAAAATGCATTAATTCCAGGAACTGATATTGATATCGTAGGAAACACAATTTCCTTTACTGGAAGTTACGATCCTTCAGGTTCCGCAGCAAATGCTTTATCTGATGCAGAAGACTACACAGATAGTGCAGTTGGAAATGCTGTAGCAGATCTAGAAGATTATGCAGACTTTGCAGCAGGAAATGCTCTAGGAAATGCAAACTCATACACTGACAACGCAGTTTCTAATGCAGTTTCTGACTTAGAAGACTATGCAGACTTTGCAGCAGGAAATGCTTTAGGAAATGCAAATTCTTACACAGATAATGCAATTGGTCTTTTGTCAACAGATGATATCGAAGAAGGAACAACAAACGAATACTTCACAGATACCAGAGCAAGAGCCTCTGCAGCAACATTGTTAACAATGGCAACATTGACTAACATTTCGATCACAGGTAACTCTACTGGATTAGTAATTAC